ATCTTTAAATGGTGAATAACCTCTCCCATCTTTCTTTTTTAGATATATTATATACTTATTTTCAAAAAATTCAAATCCAATATTATTATATTCATTAACTACTTTTAAATTAGAAGAACAATTAAAATATTGTTTACACCATTTTATATTAACTTCATCTTCAATTTCTTCATTATCACTTTCATTTAATGCCCAATATATAAATTCTCCTATTTTTTCACTGTCTTTTTTATTTAGATAAGAAATTATACCATAATCTTTGTATTTTCCTAATCCTATTTTATTTCTACCTGATGGCAGTATTATCATTCTAAAATCTTTTTCCTTTTTTTCTTTATAAATTGCTACTGATACATACATTTTAATCCTCCTATTTTAATATTACTGCTTCTACTTTTATTCCATCCTCTGTTGCATGTTCAACTACCTTTTTTAAATTTTCCATTTGTGATTTATTTAAAGGTTCATTATTTATTACAATTTTTAATATGTTTTGTTCTATTTTATCTTTATTTAAATAAATACCCTTTAATTCATGTTCATCAAAATCTTTTATACCTCTTCCATATTTATTTAATACATTATTTAGCCCTGAACCGCTTATATATGTCTTTGAAGTCATATCTACACTTTTTACACTTGTTACTGTTTTTGTAGGTTTATCATAGTTATCATATGTTTTAAATGTCCTTCCTAAATTATTTTCTAAAGCTTCATCTATATCTAAGCCAGTTTTGGTTGTTCCATCTACTTTTAATCCTATATCCTTAACTTCTGACTTAATACCTATTCTTTCCAATTGAACTTGAGTTACTGGTTTACCAGTAATTTTAGATTTTGCTTTATCTAAAAATCCATTAAACATATTTTCAGATGGTTTTATAGTATTATTTTTAGCTATTGCTTCACTAGGAACTTCTACAACTTCATTTGTTTTAGGAATTTCAAATTTTTCTGCTCCTCTTCCTATCATAAAATTAGCTGCCTTAAAGGATACTGCCATATCCCAAAGTTCCTGCCCTCGTTTTTCATCTTCTCTGTCGGTAGTAATGAATAATGGCGGTATACCATATTTCTCTACAAAATCCAGCCATGAACCCATTGCCAGTTTTTTAGCTAAAATAATAGGAGCCATCTGCGCAAGTATTCCTAAATCCCTGTCTTTTCCTACTTGAATATAAAAATTGGCATATTTCCCAGAGCGGTAGTCCCAGCCTGTTTCTTCTCCATTTTCTTTGGTAATGATTCCTTTTACTGTATTGAAATTAGATGATGGTATTTCGCTGATTTCTTCTAACTCTCCAGCTTCATTGGTAACAAAAATTTCTATAAGTTTTGTTCCCTCAAATTTAGACCAAAGAGCCGTAGCGATAAAATCTTCAAACCAAGTTCTTTGGAATAACCACGATAAATCCTCGTTTTCTTCTTTTTTATCATTAACAATCTTAAAGTTACTTCTCTGAGAGTGGAGAATACGGCTTTCAATCACTGAAACAAGATGATTGTCTAATTTCAAATTTTGGTAAAGCTGGTGCAAAAACAACCGATTAGGGCTGTATTGATTTGTCGCCATAAGGACAGCTAATTTCCAGTCTTCCAAACTCTTTACCTGCATGGTTTCTGCGTTATGGGTAAGAGATGATGACAACGCTCCGCTTCGGGCATTTTTAATTGCTGCGGTTATTCTCAGCAGTCTTTCGTCTGCTCTTTTTAGAAAAAAGTTCTCCGCTTTTTTATATAAATTCTGTAACATTAGATGAAAAAGTTTTTGTTAGACAAATTGCCATGCATTAGTGAATCCTTAGGATTATTTGTGGATTCTTTGGGCTTTGACGGGAGGTCGCTCAGGGTCATTCTGCCAGTATTGAGTTTTTCCAGCGTTTCCATTGCCCACTTGTAATCCTCCTGATAGCCGTTATTAACCTTACGATAAACATTTCTTCGGACTGCCTCGTAGATAATAATCTTAGTAATAATCTTATCCAAAACTCCGTTTTTTACGGGCGGTTCTGCAAATATTTTTGCCACATCATAGTAGCGGTACAGGTAAGTTTTTACAAGGCTTATGGTTTCTGTTTCTAAATTCTCTATGGCCTGTTCAAAGTCGGCTGTGGATTCTTTTATTGCTCTTTCAAAAGCATGAGTATAGAGATAATTAAGGGTTAAATACTTCATTGTTAATAATTTAAAGTGTTTTTAATAAAAATAATAGTTTATCCAGTAAAGGCTACCAGCGGTGGATACCTTTCATTTTTCCAGCACGATAAGAGAAAGTTTTCCCTTTTGCTCCTACATAAAGTTCTAGTTCGGCAATGCTGTATTGGAAAGCATCTGGAAAGTCGTCATGAACTTTATAGCTTGGTTCTATTCCTTTGAGCTGAGCCAGTCCTACCTGTATATCTTTTTTAGCTTTTAGTTTTTTACTGAAATAAATTCGGCTGTTTTGGAAATAAGGATGCAGCTTTAAAATTCTATCATACTTTTTTCCTTTGGATAAATCCTTTTTAATAATATAGAGGTTGATTCCTTTTTCGTTTTGTACTTCTTCTAAAACTCTTTGTACTTCATCATTCCAAAATTGGGATTCATACTGCCAGTGAACTCTCACGGACGCAGGAAGTCCTTTTTGAAAATCACACATCCATTCTACAACTTCTTTCATTTTACTTTGTTTGCAGTAGCCGTCTATTAGGAAAAAATCTCTGTCTTTCAGCCCTGATACCGCAACAGCATTAAAGTCGCTGGTGGCAGTTCCTGCATAGGCAATATCCCAATGTCCTACAATTATTTCTAAATGGTCTAATCTTGGCAGGTCGCACCATTGAAACTGCTCATCTTTGAAAATAGCACCTTCCACATGGGGGGAGTTGTTGTATTCTGCATTAGCAGGAAGTGGTCCCAAATCTTCTTCTATGATTTTGAAATAATCAGGAGCGTATTTTTCTTTCCATGCAGGCTGATAGGTTACAGGATTATAAGCATTTACTTCATGAATAAACCACTTAGGTCTCATTTCTTGCAGAAGTGTCTGTATCATTACCTGTGCAAAGCGGTTATTAGAGTAGGTAAATCTCCTTATAGGTCCGTCCATAGTAGGGATAAGGTCTCTTAAAATCCATTCCGCTACTTCTTTTTGTCTTCTGGGGTTTTTGTTAATTTCCTTATCCTCCAAGTCGTCACAGTTGATGTGGGTAGGTCTTTTATTTCTTACCCTTAAACCTCTTACAGATTGTCCCATACCCAAAGCTTGTGCAATAAAGCCTCCTTTGGTCTGAAAAAAATGTTTTTCCCATGTTCCTAATTGTTTCTGTTCTCCGAAGTCAGCAAGTATTCTCGGATTAGCTTCAAATTCAGCTCGTATATCTTCTAACAACTGCTCTGCTTTATCTTGGGAATTTCCAATAAGCACAAAATAAACAGGTTCTCCTCTCAGCCAAAGCCAAAAGGGAATAAAGATATTATTAATGACTGATTTAGCCAATGCTCTCCCCCACTGGGCAAAACCCCTGAAAAGAGGGTCGCTGGCTACTTTTTTACCCCAATACAAATGAAATTCAGCAGGTTTGGAATCAGCATAATGCGGAAAATACCTTTCTATCATTTTCCCAAAATCTTTTCTGCATTCCTCTATTGCTGCTTTTCTCTGCTCTTTGGTTTCAAAGGCAAATTCAGACCCTGCCGAACGGGCAAAAGCTAATTTCTGTTTATAGCGTTCTAAGGCTAATTTATCTTTAATCTTCATAATGATACATAAAAATTGAGAAAATGAATTTTTGAGGAGTTTAAAGCTGTTTTAAAGAATGTTTCAAAGAATGTTTTTACACCAATTTAGCTGCAACATCTTCTAAGTGGTTTTCTTGAAAATCCAAAGTCTGCATGTACAAAGGCTCATTAGACAGCCTAAGAGCTTCAAAGATGCGTTCCATTACCTCCATATAGATAGAAAGGGTTATTTTCCCCTCTTTATTAAGATTTTCTATTCTTTTATTCCATTTAGAAATAGCATCATCTATGGAGGCGGCTTCAGCTCTTAGAGTTTCTACTTTAACCCTTAGAATTGCTTTTTCTTCTTTAAGTTCTTCGTAATCGCCCAATTCCTCTAATTCTTCTAATTCCTTTCTAGCTTTAGTCTCGTCTTTAATAAGCTGTATTCTTCTATCAGTTAAAGAATCTACCACAAGCTGTGTTCTCTCTATTCTTTGGGGAGAACCATTAGCTTTAGCATCTCGTAGTTTTTTCCAATTACCATCCTTTATCCACCGCTGGACAGTCCGCAGGGTTACCCCCGTCTTGTGTGCTATTTCTTCGGGAGTTTTATTTTGGTTGGTATAAAGTTCTTTCGCTATTTTTTGTTCTGTTTCCTTTGACATATCCTTAAATCTTACTGCAAAATTGACAGATAAGCGTGTAGAAATAAATTCATTATCCCAAATTAGTATGAAATCCGTACTAATTTGGTAAGAAATTCATACCAATTTGGTTTACCGTTTTTCATAGGGATTTTTGAAACTCCAATTTTGCCTCAGAAATCAATAACGACAGAAGTGAGAAAATCAAAATTCATCATAGAGGCATACGAAAATCATAATACCCAGTCAGTCAATATTAAAATTATAGGCTACATCGGGGGATATAGTAATGAGGCTTCTGACATTAGAACAATTGTAGACCATGCTATTAAGAATGGTATCAGAAAAGCCGATGTATTCATTTCTTCTGGGGGAGGCTCTACCATAGAAGCACAGGGAATGGTTTTAGAGCTTAAGAAATTTGACAGTGTCAATATTACTGTGGGAGCATTGGCAGCGAGTGCAGCAACTTATTTATTAACACAGTTCCCCTCTTCTGCTTATCCTGAATCCCAGCTGATGATACACAAGCCTTCCATTGAGACTTACGGTACAGCGGATGAAATTAAAGCAGATTTAAAGCTTCTTGAAAATACCGAAAAAATATACAGGGAAGCTTATGCCAAAGCTTTTAACAAAACTGAAGAAGAAATAGATGAACTCTGGAAAAATGATTACTGGATGACCGCAAGAGAAGCTAAAGAATTGGGGTTGATTCAAAACATCATTACTGCAGATATAGAGTGGAGCGAAGATGTTATAGACCAGTTATTAGCCTGTGGTGCTCCTAAAATTCCTCATGGACAATCAAAATTTAATCATAACAAAATGGACAAAAACAGAATTATTGCTGCACTTGGTTTAGCAGCAGACAGCACAGATGAGCAGATTTATACTGCTTTGGCTGAAGCAAAAAGAAAAGCAGATGTAAGTGCTGACCTTACCAATAAATTAGGAGAGGTTCAAAAACAGAAAGTACAAACTTTGGTAAATGCAGCAATTGCAGATAAGAAAATAACAGCAGACCAAAAAGCAACCTATGAAAATTTGGCTACAGCTGATTATGACGCAACAGAAGCCGCTCTAAATGCAATGCCAAAAATAGAAGCGCTTAGTGGAAAAATAGAAAATCCTGCATCTTTTGAGTCTGTTCAGGACAAAGAAAAATGGACTTATGAAGATTGGTTAGAACAAGCTCCAGAAGCCTTTGAAGAATTGATGAAAAAAGACAAAGCAAAAGCAATGGCTATTTTTAATAACAGGAGAAAATAAATGATGTAAAACGATTAAAATAGTACGAAATGGGTAAAACAACATCAAACTTAGCATTAAAAAATGAACTTGCAGAAAGTGAGTTAATTAAAAATTTTAGACACGATAATACTTGGCTTCAGGAACTTACGCCAAAGCCTCAATGGGTAAACAATGATACCATTAAAATCCCTAAGAGAGGCTTGGCTCCAAAGGTTCTCATCAATAACCAAGTGTATCCTATCCAGTCTAACAAGAGAGAAGATGGACATGTTATCATTGCTCTCAACATGTATGATACGGAAAATACAACTGTAACAGATGAAGAACTGCATGCTCTCCCTTATGATAAAATTGGGGATGTCCAGCAACAGCACCGGGAAGAATTAGAGGATAAAACAGCCGAACACGCTCTTTATTCTATTGCTCCAGATAATACAGCAACAACACCTGTGCTTAAAACCACCGGAGAAGATGACGGAACAGGAAGAAAAAGGCTGACAGCAAAAGATTTAATAAATCTAAAAAAGGCTTTGGATAAACTTTTAGTTCCTAAGCAGGGGCGTGTACTTGTGCTTTGTCCAGACCATGTGGCTGACCTTCTGATAGAAGATTTATCTTTCAAGCAAAGATACCAAGATGCCAATGGAGGTAAGATTGCAAATTCTTATTACGGATTTGAAATCTACGAGTCCACTTATGCTCCAAAATATGATAAGACAACACTTACCAGAAAGCCTTTTGGGTCAGCAGATGCTACAAGCGTAGAAGCTTCTGTAGTACTTCATAAGAAGAATACGGTGAAAGCTCCTGGAACAGTTACAAGATATGCAAGAGCAGCAGCAGATAATCCAGAAAGGAGAGAAAACACCATCGGATTTAGAATATACTGGATAGCAGTAGCAATCAAAGATGAAGGAGCTGCAGCTATTATAAGCGGTTAAATGTAAATCATAAACAACAATGAGAGAAATAAAGTATTTAGCCGTGCATTGTACGGCAACGCCACAGACGACATCTGTAGAGAGCATTAAGCATTATTGGAAAGCTCATTTAGGCTGGAAGATGCCCGGCTATCACTTTATTATAAAACCAAATGGAGAGGTAGTCCAGCTTTTAGAAATAGACAAAGTGTCTAACGGAGTCAAGGGGTTTAATTCGGTAAGTATCAACATCTCTTACATCGGGGGTGTAGATAGTAAGAACAAACCTATTGACAACAGGACATCAGCGCAAAAAAAGGCTATGCTTGATTTACTTAAAAAGTTAAAAAAGCAGTTTCCAAAGGCAATTATCCAAGGACACAGGGACTTTCCAGATGTAAAAAAAGCGTGTCCATCATTTAACGCAAAAGAAGAATATAAACATTTATAATTTACAGCAATGAGAAATGCATATTTAAAAATCATATCTATCTGTTTAGCGTTGTTTTTTGCGGTTTCCTGCGGAAGCAGGAAGCCTGCAGAACCGCTAATCATAGAGAACACGAAGACCATTACCAAGGAAACCCTCGTAAGAGACACCGTAGTAGTAACTCAGAAGGATAGCATAAGGACTGAGGTCATGATAGACTGTCCAGAGGGAGGAACGCCCAAAATTAGAACCATTTATAAAAATCCACCAAAAGGCAGGATATTACAACCTCCACAGGTGACACTTAGTGGTAATAAACTCACGATAGACTGCAAGGCGGAAGCCGAGAAATTAGCCCTCAAACTATATGATAAGTATGTAAAAGAGCATGAAACCAAAACGAATGTGCAATATATAGAAAAGCCCTTTAAGTGGTATCATTCGGCTCTTATGTACTTTGGAGGCCTCTGTCTATTGCTATTTATCATTATCGGAATTGCTCCATTATTTATTAAATCTAAAATCTAATTAAAATGTCAAAGTCACTATTAACAACCACAGAGTTAGAAGCAGTAGCAGTGCAGTTTTTTGAGGATTATCCTAATCATCAAGATGTATATGTTACAGAAGACGGACAGTCTTTTTTTGAAGAAAATAGAGCCATTATGCATGCTGATGACAAGGGACTTACCTATAAAAGATATGTAAGAAGTTTTGATGAAGCATCTGTAGAACCTAAGCAGGAAAATACTCCTACATCAGATTCTCCAGAATATAGAGGGGCTGACCCTTCAGAAGAAAAAGCAAAGTATGAAGCCAAAGTAAAAGAGCTTCAAGAATTAGAGTTAGACTCTAAAAATTATACACAATTGAAAGATTTAGTGTGGTATTTTGGATTGGAAACAGAAAACATGAAAGCTCCAACGCTTATTAAAGCACTTAATGAATTTAAACAAAAACTTTCTGAATAATGGGAAATTTACAAGGAACACAAATTAATAAAATAGATGGAGGTTTAGGTAGACAAACCGAAACTAATGATAGTGTCGTACTGTTAGTGGGGGCAGTACCTGTAGGGTCGGCTTCTATTGCCCACAATAAAGCTGTAAAGCTTATACAGACAAAAGATGCAGAGAACTTGAAAATTAACGAAAGTTACGATGCAAACAATAAAGTGCTTGCTCATTATCACATTTCGGAAGTTTTCCGTTTATCTCCCAATGCAACTGTGATTTTCCTGCCAGTAGCACCTAATTCGGGGATAACCTCTGTAACTGATAAGGTATTACAAACCATTAAGGAAAATCCAGAAATCAAAGGTGTAGGATATTTCGGATTTACAGAAAATTTGAAGGAAGTAGCAGGGCTGGTAGACAATCTACAGGTTTCACTAGTAAATGAGCTAAAAAAAGATGGTATTCTTATAGACTTTGTTCTATTAGAGGGCGGAAATGCTACTGGAATAGATTCTTTCAATGAATACCCAAATCTAAGAGAAAAGAATGCTGAAAACATCTCTGTAATCATCGGCCAAGATGCCTATATAGCAGGATTAGAAACAGAAAATGCAAGACATGGCGCTATTGGTTCAGCCTTAGGAATGCTTTGTGTAAGACAGGTTTCAGAAAATATCGGTTCAACGGATATTCTCAACAAGCCTGACGATAAGAAGGGGCGTTCGTTTTATTCTTTAACCGAATCAGGGCTAAAAAGATTTATAACAGCCTCTTTATCCACAGGACAAAAAATATCAGAACTAACTAATGAACAGATAAAAAGTTTAGTAGCAAAAGGTTACATTTTTGTTGGTCCTTACATCGGGGCTTCTGGTATGTATTTTTCTGGTTCGGCAACCTGCTGCACCAAGACCAGTGATTATGCTTATATAGAAAATAACAGGGTTTGGAATAAAGCAGCAAGGCTTATCCGTGAAGCTCTGGCACCATTTCTAAAAGGAAAGGTAAAGAAAGACCCCTCAACAGGATACATCAAAGCAACAACAATTGCTCATTGGGAGCGTGTCTGTGCTAAGGCTTCTATTGAGAGAATGGAGGCGGAAAACGACATCAGTGGAGGAGAAATTTATATCAGTGAAAAACAGTCTCCAACAGAAGATGAACCGCTTAAAATCTCAGTAAAAATTGTAGTAGATGATATTGTTCATTCTTTCAATGTAGATTTAAGTCTAACAAATAAACTTTAATAAAAATGGCAAAAACAAAAATATCAAACTATCTCGGAAAACTGACAGGCTGGAACAATACTACTGTAAATATCATGGGGCGTGATGTTGTTGGTATTGAAGAAATAGAATACAATGATAACACAAAAAAAGAGAACGCCTATGGAGCTGGCGGAATGCCTGTAGGATGGACAGAAGGAAACTATGAAGCTAAATTGTCTTTTTCTCTTTATGTTGAAGAGGAACAAGCCATACAAAGAACCCTTCCTCCTGGAAGCCGTCTGCAGGATATAGCTCCTTTTGACATCAATGTTCAATATGTAAACCCTCAAACAGGGATTATTACAATGGATATTATACACAATGCCCAGTTTACAGGAAGAACAAAATCTGTGAAAAATAACGAAGGTAAAATGGTGCATAAGCATGAAATGCTTATCAGTCATATTACTTGGGGAAATGTTTAAAATAAATTTATAACAGCTTTAAAACAACTTTAAAATGAATAATCAAAAACCAGCTTTCTCTGAAAGTGTTGTAGAAGATTTCAAATTAAAACATCCTCATGGACTTAGAATTATAGAAATCTATCCAGAAGAAGACTCTGCAGAACCACTGAAATATTTAGTAAAAAAGCCGAGCAAGGCTCTTGTTTACCTTCTTTCCAGCAAAGAGTATGAAGGGGATGTACAAGCCTCTTCTGATGCCATGATAGCCAATTGTGTTCTTGCTGGCGACATGGATGTACTAGAGCAGGATGCAAGTATATTTACAGAACTTACTTCCCGAATCGGGGACTTGATGAAGGGAGCAAGAAGTGAGTTAAAAAAAGTATAGAGTCGTCTATTCTTAATACAGATGATGACGACAATTCTTTAAAAAAAATCAATGCTGTTATTCGGGGAAAGTTAGGAGTAAATCCTTCTGAAATTAAAGATGTAGAAGAATGGATAGAGGCATACAGCCAAGCGGACTATTTAATGAAAATAGAGAGGATGACAATGTACTCAGCAGTCAAACAAGCTGTGGGAGAAATTGTCCACGAGATGTTTAAGAAAGAGGACGACGAGATTTAAATACAGAATAATCTTCTGATTTTTTCTCCTCTTTACTCTCTTCTCTGTAACCAGTGAGGTTTTTTGTCAAAACAGAGGCTATGTTTAAAACATGGTAAAGCACTTTTAATAGTATATAACCCACCAAAAGAATAAAACCAATAAAATAGAATAATCCTTCCATCACAACTAATTTTATACGAAGATAAACAAAAATGAGTAATCATACAACAACTTGGACGCTAAATTTTAATTCCAGTTCTATAATAAAGGGAATGGATAAGGTGAAATCTGCGGTTAAGAGTACAACAGAGTTGTTTTCCAAGCTGGGAGATTGTATAAAAAGAGTGAGTGCTATTGACCTGTTGGCGATAGATAATTCCATGCAGAATATTAAAAATGGTCTGCAGGGAATTACCGATTCAGCAGTAAAAAATGAAAGTGCATTGGCGGAAGTTTCAGCTATTACAGGGGCTGTTGGGGAAGATTTAGAAAAACTTAATACAAAAGCTAAAAATCTTACCAGAACTTTTGGAGAGGATGTAAATACCAATCTGGAGGCCTTCAAAACTATTCTTTCCCGTTTGGGTCCAGATATAGGAAGCAGTGATAAGGCAATGGAAGCATTGGGAGAATCTGTTAATGTACTCTCTAAAACCATGGAAGGAGATATTAAAGGAGCTACTGATGCTATCACAACTTCAATGCTTCAGTTTCAAGTGGATTTGTCTAATCCTATCAAGGCTGCAGATGAATCCCGTAGAATGATAAATGTCATGGCTGCTGGAGCAAAAGAAGGTGCAGCGGAAATCCCTCAAATATCGGAATCACTGGTACAGGCTGGGGTTTCAGCTAAACTGGCAAATCTCTCTTTTGAAGAAACCAATGCTGCAATACAGGCAATGGCAGAAGGTGGAAAATATGGTTCTGAAGCAGGTGTAGCTATCCGAAATGTTATCACTAATATGTCCGCTCAAACCAAGCTGAGCACTGATGCTATTAAGATATTACAAGCTTATGGAGTAAACACAAAGAAGATGGCAGATACCCATACTTCTTGGGCAGATAGATTAAGGGAGCTAAAACCTATACAGCATGATATTAACGCACTTACAGAAGTGTTTGGGCGTGAGAATGCTGCAGCAGCACAAATTCTAATTCGTTCCGCTGATTCGCAAGAAGAACTGGCGCAAAAGATTACAGGCACCAATGTAGCCTATGAACAAGCTGCGGTTATTATGGACACTTCTGCGGAAAAAGAAAAACGCCGTAACCAGCGTTGGAATCTTTTCTATATCGCAGTGGGAAATGTGACCAAACATATTCAGCCCTTTGTTAATGCAATGGCAACTTCTGTAAGTGTCATGGCTAACATGAGAAACGCAATGGAGGGGATTAAGATTGTGGGGAAAGCTGTTAATACCATTTTAGGAATTGAAACCATTTTAAACTGGATTAACACTAAGATAATCAAGAACCTGACCAGAGAAAAACTCCAACTGATGCTGATAAGCAATAGGTTAAAACTTTCTTTTCTGTGGGCAGCAGTGAGTTCTGGCGGATTGTCTCTTGCTTTAAGGGTTCTTAAAAAATCCATACAAGGGGTTTCTGCTGCAATAAAGTCTATCCCTATTATTGGCTGGATATTAGCCGCAATTGCCGCACTCATTGCACTATTCGATTGGCTT